ACAGTCTCAGGCCAGTGCTCTCTCCGGCCTTTATCATCCAAGTAGCGAGAGTAGCGGCTCTTGCCAATGTATTCTTGGTATGGTGTCATTAATTTACGCATATTAGTCTAGTTCCTTTATTAAATATTCTTGTTTCTTCTCAATCAAATCATCAAATCTTTCAACAAGGTCATCACTCTGGAGTCCTAGCAGTTCCACGAGTGTGACCTCATCCAAACGCTTGAGAGCCTCTTTCAGTTCTTCAAAGGTTATGTTTAGCACGACGATTAATCTCTCTGTCAATATACCACTTAGCCTTCTTCAGGTCTTCAATGGCATCCTTCTTTAAGTCACATCGCCAGATATACTTAATTGCATTACCTAAGTTAAAGCCCATGTGTTCTGTAACTTGGATACATTCAATACCTGATGGATGTTCTGTGTAGTGCTTAGGCTTATGAATATTGTCAGTAGCCCATTCACTTTGGTCTGAGTCAACCCATTCTTTTATGGCTTCACTTAATGGTTTAGCTGCTTCTTTAATGTAGATACTGCGATCAACCCATTTGTCAAAGGCATTACAGTCACTACAGGGTTTCATTTTAGCATCTTGTTCACTATAAAAGCAAGTTCTACATAGTCCCATATTTTCTCCCTAGGTATTCTACACTTAAGAACATCTCATCGAAGTGTCCATCATGTACTTCATTCATCATCAGTAATCCCCTCCAGTGTCTGTTACTCAGTTGATCCATATAACTCTCATCGTGTAGATAGTAAGAGCCAACGATGATAGCACAAATAGGCTTCCCATCAGCACGCTTACCATAGGCAATTTGCTTTCCTTGTTGGTGTCCTGCAATACAAGACATGTGAAGCTTGTTAATGATAGCACTAGCAGCACCTGCTGGACGTCCCATTGCACCAACAGGCCAATAATGGTTAAAGCCAACACCATTAATGAACACAGGATGAAGAAACCCATGTACTTCCCAATCTTTTTCATACTCTAAGTCCTTTGTGGAAATTAAGCCTTCTAAAGTTGGGTTGTTATTGACAGCCCTATCGATACGGTTCTCATGGTTGCCTAAGGTCATCACCATACGAGGCTTGTACACCTTGTGCTTACCTGCTTTCTGTGACCTTTGAAGTTCCTTAAGAGGAGCCAGTAACAACTTCATGGCCTCCTTAGCAGCTTCAACGTCCTTCTTGTAGCGCAGACCTTCAAAGTACTTACTCCCCTTGATGTCGTGGCTACTAAGACTTGGCATATCTGCAAAGTCACCTATGTTGACCACTACATCAGGTTTGTAATCGACAATAGCTTTACCAGCCCATGTCAGGTGCTCTAAAGGTACACCTTCTTTAATCTGACAGTCCGGCACGACTAATATTCTCAATGTCATCTCCTTCAACAGTTAGTCTGTCACCTTCACGTATACCAGCTTTGATGGCTTCTAAGATACCGAAGGTAAGTAGTGATTGAGCTTCCTCAGCTGTTAAGTCAAACTGATATGTAGCATCACCATTCTCATGTTCCTTAATCAGATTCACGTTCATTTTCAGCCTCCTTCAAGAACTCTTCAGCATCGTTAACAAACATGAAGTATCTGAGACATATTGCTAGAGCTTCATTGACTTCCTTACAACTGGCAATGTCCTCAGGATGACTACTCCACCCACCATTGAGAGTATTCAAGTAAGTACTCTTCATAGTCTCAACTGTGATGGCATCTGTAAAATCTTCCCAAGCATTCTTAATCTCAGGAGACTTCATCATTGCTTCAATAAGATTGTTTATCATATTTAGAACCTCTCTTTTCATTTAACCATGACATTGGAATATCTTTATCGGCATACTGAAATCCATGCTTAGTGCACCAATCTCCGTATGTAGTTTGGCTTACCTTTGAGAGCTTAGCTTTAGAGTTACTGAAGACAAATCTAATATCAAGTTCAGGGTGTTGTTCCTTAACCATCAAGTGTTTCTGTCTGTCAGCAGTCATGAACCTACCCTTGCTCTCAATGATAATACCATTACTAAGTAGTAAGAAGTCAGGAGTGTATGTACGTTTCTTCTCAGGCTGCGTATATGCAATCACTAGCTTCTCATACTCAAAAGGAACTTCTAAGGCTTTCAATCTTTCAGCTATCTTGTCCTCTAAGCCTGACCTGAAACCATGCTTCAAAGCTACTTGTCTAACTGTCAGTGGCTTTTTACGCTTAGGCTTCATGGTTCACCTTAGTCCTGTGATACTGATGGAGGAAAGCTCCAAAGGTATCCACAAACTCTTCATCATGGTTTAGTTTACCCATTGTGAACATAATGGCATGAACTAACTCATGGTAGAAGGTCTGCTCAGTGGTCTGCTTATTCATGTCCATACGGATAGTAATGGTTTGCTTCTCAGGGTCACACTTACCCATGTCATCCATGTGCATTACGTAGTTAACGTACCAGACTGAGCCTGCGAGACTGAAGGAGGTTGCCACATCTGGTTTGGTTTCCTTCTTAGCCATAGGAGCAATCCGTTTTCCAGTACCCTGTCAGTATTGCCGTCATAAGCTTTGATACAAGCTGCATATAATTCCTCTTCGGTTGTACAGTCTTTAAGAATCTTATCAGCCTTTACAGGGCCAATACCTCGTATACCTTCAATGTTATCAACTCTGTCACCTGTCAGTATCTGTTTGTAGAAACTGTACAAGCCTTCAAACTCAGTAACATAATACTCCTCATCCTTTACAGGATTATAGTGCCACCCCGGTAACTGATCTAGATCCTTGTCAACGTGGACGATCCAGTAGTTACCTTCAGTGGACGCTATGCCTACAGAGTCATCAGCTTCCTCGTTCTCAGACATCTTAGCACCGAGCTTCATCAGATGTTTGCGAAGAGCATCATAGTGTCTAGGCTTGGGAGCATCCTTGCGATTACCCTTGTAAGGAACAGTGGTAGCTACCTCGAATCTAAAGTTAGTCTTACCTGTAATCCATGCTCTGTAGTCATCACACTTTAAGCGCATATAGATGATGTCGGTAAACCACTCTGTGAGTCGATTTAGTGCCCACCGTTCCTCTTCCTCCTCATTGGAGAAGCCAACTTTATAAACTAAAAAGTCAGCATCTACAATAGCCTCAGTAGGCTTATCAGAGGACATCGTCCGCAGTCTCTTCTTCTTCCGCTGAACCTTCAGGAGAGTACACTTTCAGTTCAGTAACAATCAACTTCTTAATTGATGGAGCTGCACCAAACTTAGCTGACATCTTGTGACGGTATGAAGAGATAACTGCATGGCACTTAGTACCATTACCCATCTTAGCAATGTCTACAGGATTACCTTCTTCATCCACTGGTGTGAACAGGTAGGTAGACTTAGCAACAATAAAGTTACCCATGCTCTCTTTGTTCTTGATGTTGATGCCCAGCTCTTTAAGCTTCTCACAGGCTGCATCACTCAAGTTACCAATAGTACATTCGTACTTCTTGTTGTCTTCATTGAACTTGGTGTTAAAGGTGTTCATCCAGTTACTCCAGAAGATTTCACCAGCGACTTTAACGGGTTTCAGTGTATCAATACTCATTTCATTTTCCTTTAGGTTAAATTATTTAGCAGTAACATCAGTTACTACGGGTTCAGTTGCTACTTGTTGCTTCTCTTGCTCTTGAAATTGAGCTACCAGCTTCTGATGCAATGGGAATGCACCTGACTCAGTAGGTAGTTGTCCAATCACTCGAACAATGAAGGCAGCTTCATTAGGTTCAACATCAAATACCATTTACATATCCTCTTTCTTTAGTGCAGCTCTTTGAAAGGGTGAGCTACATTACCCTCAGCTAGATCTTCCAAGTACATCATAGCCGATCCTAGCACTATGTATACCTGTTCCAGATCCAGATCTCCTACAATCTTGACTTTGAAGTTATCATCTACAATGTCAAAGATAATCTGTTTATTAGTGTGTTTCACGCCAGTTGTTACCAATTTTAAACTCCCCGTCTAGTGGACAACGAAGCTTGAAATGAAGTCCAGCTTCAACGATACTTTGCTTTGCAGCCTCACCAACTATTGTAGCATATATCTTAGGAACTTCAAGTTGAAATTCATCATGGACATTAGCTACTAGCTTTACAGGCCACTTGTTAGCCTTAGTCTTATCGTGAAATAATACTAAAGCCTTTTTCATCACAATCGCCCCAGCCCCTTGAAGGAGCGAATTGAGAGCTGCGTGTTCGGAGCGCACCCATATCTTACGACCATCAAGCCCCGGTACAAAGCCCTTACCCGCATATCTGCTAACCGTATTTCTAAGACGTTGTAAGGCGGGTGTGTTCTTAAGAAAGGCATCGATAAGTTTCTGTCCCGCTTTAGCATTACCACCGACAATGGAACCAATCTTAGCTGGCCCTGCACCGTATAGAAATGCGTATATAAATGTCTTCGCTTGATCCCTTGTCTGGAGACCCGCAGCTTTTTGGTTCTGCGTGTGAACGTCAGTTCCATCCTTTGATGATCCTTCAGTGACCGTTTTAACATATTCATCATCTTTCATATAATGTGCAAGCATACGAAGCTCAAGGCCACTAGCGTCACAACCAACCAATACGTTACC